AAGCACTCAGCCAGTTTTACTTATTTATAGAACTAAACCAACTGATTTTAATTTTGATATACCAATCGAACACTATTGGTATAACGATGAGAACGGAAATCACAGAGATATTTTTGAAGAAAAGTTTAGAGAGTGTAGGAGAGTTAATATATTACATGCTCACTACACTCCTTTGGAATTAATAGAAGAGAACAAAGATAAAATACATTCTTATATAATCCACAATTGTTTAGATAAGGTTGTAGTAGAAACAGGTATAAGTGATTTACCATTTGGATGGACTCCTTATTATTCTCAAAAGTGGGAAACGGAAATACTATCTTATGCTAAAAACAAAGTATGGATAGGATTATATGAATTAAAAGGAGAAAAGTTTAACGGAGCAGTTAATATCACATCTTATTATGAATTTATACATAACAAAGAATTAACTGATTCAAACTTTATAGGATTTACTGCGAGATGTGAGAGTAGAAAGAACCCACATTATTTAGACCAATTGGGAGGATTTATGTTTACTAATATAAGAACCTTTCAGAAGACATGGAAACATACAACTGATATAAACTTTAAGAACTTAAAACAAATTCAATATGAAAGCCCATTTGAAGAAATATATTATGGTATGGATTGGGGTATATCTCATTGTGCATTTTCTGCTGAGCCATTTGGGTTCTCCATATTTCAAAGTTTAGATTGGGGAAAATTACCAATTATTTCAAAGGATTGGTGTGAAGATATACCTTATAAGTTTAGAGCTAGTACTAAAGAAGAATTTAAAGATATTTATGATAGTATTGGGTATCTCAGATATGAAGAGAAAAAAGAAGAGTTTGATAAATTTAAATATTTATTAGCACAACGTTTCAATACAAAACAAAGTTGGAAAGAACAATTAACAAACTTATATAATGCCTAGAGTTCAGGGAGACAATTTAGAATTATCGAATTTAAAAGCAGCGACAGGTAATACGGCTACTTCTAACTATTCTATTGCTACTGCGGCAGGCACAACAACCGGTCCAATTGCATTTTCGGATTTTACAATAGATGCGGTAACTTCAACTATATCTGGATTCACTTATGTAAAGGAATCAACTTCGGAAACATATAATATGAACTTTACAAATGCGGGAAGTAGATTCTTAAGTAGAGTAGGTTCACAATATAATAACTTCACATGGAGTTTATCAGCGGGGGCAGAGTTTACAATTCAATCTCTACCTCCATATAATCCATCTGTAACTGCTGCGGCTGTAGGTAACTCATCTACTTTAGCTGCACCAACTGCAAGAACCTTAACTGCAACATTTAGAGACCTTTATAATGACCATGCTTCAAACTATAACGTAGCTATGACAAAAACCATTTACAATGTAGATGATTATGCCGGAGCTAGTGGTTTATGTTTACATTTAGATGAAATGGTTGAGATGTGGGATGGTACATTTAAGAAAGCAGGGGATTTGGTTGAAGAAGATGTTGTAAAAGCATATTACCCTCCTCACTTCAACGCAGCGGATGATTTTAACTTTTACGATTGGGAATATTATACACCAGGAGGAATATTAGTTCCTGCTTATGTAAAAGATGTGGCATATACATTTGTTGATAGATGGAATATTGTAAGAACTGCAAAAGGAGATGTTAGGGGAAATGGTGAACATCCAATGATGGTTTGGGATATGAATGAAGAAGTTTATAAATTTAAACCATTAGGATTATTACAACCTGGAGATAAACTTATAAAAGTATTAGGAGAAAATAGTATAGAAGAAGTAGAGATAATTGCGAACGAGGTTCAGGCATCGACATTAGAGGTTGTATCGATAGATGTGGAAGATGTGGATACATACATAGTAAATGGATTCGTTACCCACAATAAGGGTGCAAACTCATTAGCGGGGTATTCTATATCAACTAACCCAACTATATCAATTGGTACGGTAACTATTGGAGGAAATACATACAAACAATTAACTTTGAGTACAAACTCAGCGGTAGTTTCACCTGGTTCAACAGCGATTACTGCAAACTATTCTTATGATATACAGATAGCATCTGATAGTGGATTTAGTTCTATATTAGCAACTTTTGCTGCATATAGTTCTAATACATTAAACTATAAAACTGGAGCTACTATTTTTGCAAGAGCTAAAACAAATTTTGCAGGATTACAAAGTGGATTCGGTTCAACTGCAACAGGATAATAAAATAATATAATATGTTTAAGATAACAAAACAATTAGTAGTAGATGGAAACGTTTTAGAGAGAATCTATGTTTCCAAAGATTATACATTTGAGGGAGTTGAAATCTTCGAAACGGAAGAAGAGGCTACTGAAAAGGCGGCAGAATTAGAAAGTTTAGATAATTTTGGTGCTAAATATAAGATTACGCATTTATCGTAATATTTATACATATATATTAGTATAAACAAACCCAAATTTAAAGAAAATGGAAAACAAAAAGTTATCGGAAGAAGAGTTACAAACAATCAATGAATTAAGAACAGATTTTGCTAATGCATTTGCTAATATCGGTTCAGTTCAAAGTAGAATTAAAGAATTGGAAGAAGAGAACGAAATAAACTATGCATCTCTAAAAGAAATCCAACAAAGAGAGGCAGATTTATTCGAAAAACTAAAAACTTCTTATGGTGAAGGTAGTGTAGATTTAATTACCGGCGAATTTAAACCCGCATAATAATATTTTGGAGGTTTCATTTGATATTTATAGTAGTAAACAAAAATTAAACAACAATTAATATGGCAGAGAAAATTGTATCACCTGGTGTATTTACGAGAGAAAACGACCTTTCTTTCTTACCACAAGGTATATCACAAATAGGTGCAGCTGTTGTAGGCCCTACAGAAAAGGGACCTGCTTTCGTTCCTACGTTAGTAACGTCACAAGCTGAATACGAACAAATCTTCGGAACACCGAAAGATTATTACACAGGTTATACAGTACAAAATTATTTAAGAGATGCCGGTTCGGTAACTGTTGTTAGAGTAGCAGGTACAGATGGACATACTACTTTAGCAGGAGGTTCAGATGGAACTGTTGCTGTAGTAGCACAAGATGGAGATGGTGATAATATTATCGTAGCTGTATTAGAAAATACTGAAACTGCAACCGCTACGGTATCTACTATTGATGATACTACGGTAAGTGCTCCGATAATAACTTTAGATGGAACAAACTATACAGTATCACTTACCCCATCTGATAAAAATTCTTTGGATAAGGTATTAGGAACTACACCTGCTTCTGAAAAAGATATGTACGCTAACATATTTTTCGATGTAAGTGATGCTACCTCAAACAATTTCAATCCAAATAATATTGCTGCAGTTGAAAGATTAGCATTAGATGTACAGAATTTTACAGATGATAGTGAGTCTGCATATAAAACTGCGGCAACTCCTTTTGTACAATCGCAAATATTTAACGGAACTAGTAGATATAATCTATTTAAAGTACACACTTTATCAGTTGGTGAAAATGAAAATACTAGATATAAAATTCAAATTTCTAATGTAAAATCATCTGATGGTACTAATTACGGAACATTTACTTTAACAATACGAGATTTTAACGATACCGATAAAAGAAAGGTAATTTTAGAAACTTATAATAATTTAAATTTAGACCCAACTTCTCCTAATTTTATATCTAGAAGAATTGGTGATAGATATCTAACAATTGATTCGGTTGGTAAAATCACCGAAAATGGTGATTATTCTAATAAAAGTAAATATATTAGAATAGAAGTTAGACCAGAGGGTACATATCCAATAACGGCTATTCCTTTTGGATTTGCTGCTTATACGGTTCCAGTTGCGTTTACATCTGCTACACACGCTAATTACTTTCCTGTAGTAAAATATACAAACGCATCTACGAATGGTACTAATTCAAGTGGGTTTGAATTTGGAGATACGAGTGCAAAATCTGCTAAAAATAATAAAAATTATTTAAAAGCTCTTCCAGTTAACAATGATGGAGTAGGATTAAATGTAGGGTTCGCTTTAGATAACGCTTTATCTGCAAATGGTGTAGGATTAAGTGCAAATTTAACCGGTGATATTATTGCTGACGAAAATTTTGTAAGTGGTAGTTCATATGTAATCACTACTGTTGGAAGTACTAACTGGGCTACCGTTACAGGTATAGCAGGATATACTGCGGCTGTAGGTAATGTAATAACTGCGGTTGCAGCAGGAGCAGGAAGTGGAGCAGCTAGAGAATATATTGATACTGCAAAAAGAAATTTCTGTTTGGCATTTCAAGGTGGATATGCAGGTGTTGACCCAACTGTTGATATCTTAAAAGGAGAACAGATTACTGCAACTAATACACAAGGATTTAATTGTAGTTTATCTACAACTGCTGGTACTAAAGCTTATACAAAAGCATTAAACGCTGTTTCTAATCCAGATGAATTTGATATAAATTTATTAGTAACTCCTGGTATCGTTAGAAGTTTACATCCTTTTGTAACAACAAAAGCAATTGACCTTTGTGAAGCAAGAGAAGATGTATTCTACATTGCTGACTTTGTTGGAGCAGATGGTTCGATAACAGATGTAGTAGAGCAAGCATCATTAGTTGATTCTAACTATACTGCAACTTATTACCCTTGGGTTAAAACAATTGATACTATAACAAATAAAATTGTTGCAGTTCCACCATCAACTTTATTAGTTGGTACATACGCACAGAATGATAGATTAGGTGCTGAATGGTTTGCACCAGCTGGTTTAAACAGAGGTGGTATTCAGGGAGCTGTTCAAGTGATGAATAGATTAACTCAATCTGAAAGAGATACATTATATGAAGGAAAGGTAAATCCAATTGCGGCATTTCCTGGACAAGGTATTAGTGCATTCGGACAGAAAACATTACAAGAAAGTTCATCTGCATTAGATAGAATCAACGTAAGAAGATTGTTAATTAACTTAAAGAAGTTCGTTGCATCTACTTCAAGATTCTTAGTGTTCGAACAAAACACCGGACAGACAAGAGCTAAATTCTTAAATACTGTAAATCCTTATTTGGAGAGTGTTCAACAAAGACAAGGTTTATACGCATTTAGAGTGGTTATGGATGAAACAAATAATACACCAGATGTAATCGACAGAAACATATTACAAGGTTCTGTGTTTTTACAACCTGCTAAGACTGCTGAATTCATCGTAATTGATTTCAATATCTTACCGACTGGAGCAACTTTTAGTGTATAATTTGAATAACTAATATTTATATAAAATAAAGCAATAAAATGGCAGACGTATTAGAATTTAACGAAATGTTTTATACCAATTTCGAACCAAAGATGAAGAATAGATTCATCGTTGAAATCGATGGTATCCCTTCATATTTAGTGAGAGTAGCTAACAGACCTACTATCCAATTTGAGACAGTAGTATTAGACCACATCAACGTAAAAAGAAAGTTGAAAGGTAAAGGAGATTGGCAAGATGTAGCACTTACGCTATTTGACCCAATTGTTCCTTCTGGAGCTCAAGCGGTAATGGAGTGGATTAGAACATCACATGAATCATTAACAGGTAGAGATGGATACGCAGAATTCTATAAGAAGGATGTGGATTTCTATATGTTAGGTCCAGTAGGTGATAAGATTGAACAATGGAAATTAAAAGGAGCATTTATCTCTCAAGCTAACTTCGGTGACTTGGATTGGAGTAATGCTACAGACCCTGCATCAATCGAAATTACTTTAACTTACGATTACGCAATCTTAGAATTCTAAT